TATCTTGCTATTACTTTAGGTTCCATTTCTTCCACTCCTTATTCAAAATAAAAAGCCGACCTAAAAAGGTCAGCTAAGAATATTAAATATTACTTACTAATCCAAGTTCTCGAAGTGCTACTATAACTGCATTTAGTTGTTTAACTACATCTTCTTGAGTAGCACTCGATGCTATTGTGCCGATTTTTGCTGGTTGTGCAATAGGTGTTGCACCATAAAACCCTATTTTTTGTACTGGCGCTGTACCTATTCTTGAACCCGTACTAGCCCCAAAACTTAAATCTTTACCTTCTGCTAGCATCATTCCGCTTGCAATCATTCTTACAGTAGCAACGCCTTTGGAAACAAATTGAATTTGTCCGTCTGCTATTCTGTAAAAACCTGTTGTTGGATCTTTAGTAAAAGCATATGAAGGAGTGTTATATGTGCCATCATCATATAAAATTTTAGAAGAATAACCACCACAATACACATAAAGTGTGTCTGTCGTACTATCAACAAACTTTTTGTAAGAAGTAGTATCTTCGTCATAAGTCACATTAAACATTTTAGTACGTTGTGCTTTTATGATGCTAGGTTGATAAACATTATCGATTTGAATATCTTGGAATATGTTATCTTTTCCGTTATATGTTTCGTAATTTTGTCCTTGACTGTTAGATGTACAACTGAAACCTGTACGAGGCCCTGAAATCTTACAGTTTTTAGCAACGTTTCTAACGCCTCCAACCATAGCAAAACCTAAGTTGTCATATAGTCTATCTTGTCGTGTAAACAAACCATCTAATACACAATCATAGTTTGGAGCATCCCACTCTAAACCTACGGATGTTCTATCATCAAAATACACACCAGTCCACATTTTACCTATTGCTGTAACGTTAGAATATTTACAACGTCTGTTTGCTCTAAATAACCAACCACCTGAACCGAATGAATTTTCTACCACAGAACAATCAATAAATACTGGGTTTTGAATCAATAAATCAAAATTACCATTACGTGCCATAATACCTGATTCTCCGTTTTGAACAGTAACATTTTCTATCAATCCGTATCTAGTTAATTCAAATTTAATAGGATGGACTTCAGTAGGCGCTCCACCTCTAACTCTATTGCCATCAAATTTAATATTTTGGATTTTAGGATTAATAACACCGTAAGTAACATCTGTATCTGTTAATGATAAAGGTATTTTGTCGGTAACGGTAACTGTATTCCCATTAATTTCTGAAACTTCAGTATAAAACCTCATTGCAGTGCCAACAGTTACACCGTTTGTGTGTGCAACTGATGTTGTACCAAATAAGCCTCGTACTACGCCTGTTAATTCATTATTTGAAATACCAGAATAAGATATGATTTCATTTTCAATAAAAAGGTGACCTGAACTGATAAAACCGTAGCTATCACTTAGTTTAATTCCAGTTGTTTGTTTTGCGTCTATGTCATCAGTTAAAGTTGTCTTTTGACTGTAATGTACACCACCAGCACCTCTAATAGCTATCACTGCACCTTTTAAAAGACCAGTAGTATCAGCTAAAGTTAAGCTCATCATATCGTCATTAACAGTTGATTTAGTGTTATAACTTCTTGATTTTATAATATCTGGTGCTACGCCATCAGGACTTTTAAAGGTAACACCATCACCATTAATAGTTACATTACTTGATATTTCTAAACCTTTAACAGTATAAACTCCCGGGCTTAATGAGACAGTACCTCCCCCAAGTGCGTTAGCTTCATCAATTGCTTTTTGTATAGCTTCTTTGTTCGTATTCCAGTCAGCATTAGGACTTGCACCGAAATCTTCTGCATTGATAAATGTAGATTGATGTGATTCTCCTTTTAAACTATCTAATTGTTCTGGAGTGAAATCTTCATACGTGAAAGGATCACCTTTTTCTCCTTTTTCACCTTTTTCTCCATTTGCACCATCTACGCCATCTTTACCGTCTATTCCATTTTTTCCGTCTAGTCCATTAACTCCATCCTTGCCATCTTCACCTTTTTCACCTTGAACACCCTGTGGACCTTGTTCGCCGACTTTGCCCGGTGGTCCTTGAATACCTTGAACACCTTGTTCTCCTCTTTCGCCTCTAAATAAATTTGAGTTTTCTGTAACGTATGTTTGTAAGTCTTTTTCTAACTTAGATTTAAAACTATCATCCAACAAACCAACTGCATTTTCTTTCATTACGTTTTTAACTAATTCTTGTAATGAATCTACATGTACTTCTTTTCCAATAGGTCCAGTCATACCGCTATCTGTAATTGTGAAATAAAAGTTAGCAACGTGGATACTATCACTTTTGTTTGCTAAAAATAGTTTGGCGTCCATTCTACCAGGATGTGCAATAACGTTATCTGATACCTTATATTGAATAACACCTTTGTCAGGTATCAAAATATCTAATGGCTCATTCGTAAAAATTGAACCGTCTGAACAGAATAGATCTAATCTAGGTAACATATCTGTTTTATTAAAATCTAAAACTTGGTTATTATCTTTAATTGTAATTCTAATGTATGCACTACCGTCATCTTCGGTATAAAAATTAGCGCCAATAAAACCGTTCTCAGCCGTGCTAACATTGATATTTGTAGATACATCTGTCAATTTTTGTAACATATATACACCTCTTTTAATTTTAAAAGGCTACCCACTGTCAGTGAATAGCCTTACTTATATTTATCCTGTATAAAATAAAGTCCTTTTAACCCTATTTTTTTGTAATAACTGTATATTGTGCTTGCTTGATGTTCGCACCAACGAATGTCTGTTGCATATTGATGTGTAGCAGGGTTTTTAGGGTTCCAACGCATACGGTATAATGTATTTTGTCCTTTGTTAATGTAATCTTGTCTAACGAATTTAGCGCCACCGATAATCGCTTTTGCCGGTGTCGTCCAGCCACGATTTTTAGCAAAATCTATCGCATTGTTAGGGTTGTTATCATACGCACCTATACCAAAGTAGTTATACATTCCATAACGCCCACTAGCAAAGTTACTTGTACCATTGCCACTTTCCAGCAACGCATGAGCGATTAAATATATCTCGTTAATGTTATATTTTTTACAACCGTCTGCGAATGCTTTACCTTGACCTGATAACGTTCCACGTCCTTTTAAGATAACGTTCAATTTTGATACGCTAATACCTTGATACTTACCTAAATTAAGCATCTGGTAACGTTGTGATGAACTATTCCATATAGATGTAGGGTTCATTGCTGCACTAACAGCTGAACGGCTAGGGAAGTACCAACTATAACCATTACTTTTTTGTGGGTACCCTCTACTCATCTGTAAGTTAAGTGCTTGAGTAAATGTAAACCCACTCTTTTCTACTGTAACCTTAGCTTTAGTTTGTTTTGGTGGCGTAGTTTTTTTAGATTTAGAAGTGGACGGCGTTGTAACTGTCGGTTTAGTTGTTTTAGCCTCTTTGTCAGATTTAATTTTGATTATTTTTGTGCTTGTAGTTGTTACTATTTTTTCTTTTAGTAAGTTGTCTTTTTTGAGGTACATCTCAATAATCTTACTTTCGACTTCTTTGTACTTACTTTCATCAGGAATGCCGTTTTTTATCATGTCGTAATTGATTAAATCTTTCATTGAACGCCAAATATTAGGGTCTGCTTTAATTGTACTTTCTGATAATTTGATTTTTGACCAACTCATCAACCACACACCATATATAAGTGCTTGTAATTGGTTTAGCATGAATTGACGTTTACTTTCTGTCTGCGCACCACAAACTTCTAGCACTAGCCAACCTGGATGTGAGGGTGCCTCTGTGTCAGGTGGTCTAGGCGTCCATATTTGTTCACGATCAATATAAACATGTGGATATTCATCTTTGCTGACAAATCTATTACGTTGCAGATACAACTCTTCAACATCGCGCAAATGAGGACACTCTTTGATGTATATACCTTTAGGCTTAGTCATCAAATTGCCGTCATCTACGATTAAATGGTCGTTGTATTCTAAATCTTTATCCAGAGAGTATAGAAAATCAGTGTATTGAACTTTTTTTACTTTTTTTGTTGTTGGTTTTGTTTGTTCAGTGGTATTCTTGTCCGGTGTAGGCGATGTACTAGGTACAGGTTTAGTAGGCTTAGTTGTTGGTTTAGGTTTCTTTTTAACTTCTTTTTGATACGGTGGTCTAACAAACCCACTGATACCGTAATAACTATGTTTTTCTAATGAGCCAGGAGAACCTGTATAGCCGTTAGCATTTCGCCAATTTTGGTCAACGCTAGTAAAATAACTACGGTTACTTGGTCCTACAACCACAGCTGTATGACCTACACCGTTATTAAATGAAGCAGTACCCCATACAGCCATATCGCCTGGTTTGGGTACAAAACTAGCTGTATTTCTGTAAAATTTAAACCCTCTAGGATAGCGATACCATGCCATAGCAATAGCGTTCCCTGTTGTAAAAAAACCCCAATACCTTTTGAAAATGAAGTTAGGCAAGTCCCAACATTGCGCGCCATAATATCCATCGACATCTAATCTTTTACCTATCCTACTTCTCGCCCATGATGCAACTTCTGATGCGGTAGGTTTCCGTTTTCTAGGGTCTGGTAATCCCATTTATCCACCTCCAAAATAAAAAGCCGACTAGTTAAAGTCGACTTAAAAAAAGACTTGTGCAAACGCAAAGGCAGCGCCCACTAAAGTACCGGCCAAACCTATGAGCGCTACAATGATTTGAACACTACCTTTTTGTTTTGTTTCTATTGTTCCTTGAATAGTTTCTATTTTTTCATCATGAGACATGACTTTGTACTTAATATCAGTCATTTCATTGCCTACGTTGGTCATAACTTTGGTTAAATCTTTGATATTGTAATTGGTCTCTTTTTGAGCTTCGTAGGTTTGCCGTTGTAAAGTGGTTTGCGTCTCAATTTTCGTTTTTAATTCGCCGATTTCTTTGATGTTCTTTTTATCATTTTCGTTAATCTTTTCATAAATATCGCCATTTGATTTAACCCACTCATGACGTAGTACATACTTATTTTCGTCTGGCATATAAGTCAGCACCTCCAATAAAGGACGCAACAAAACCTGTTGCTGACATTAGCCCCATATGTACAGTGGTTAGCCAGTTGATTGAGTGATAAATACTTGCACTGGTCATCAAAAAATAAAGAATAGCTGACAAAAAACCACCCAATGTAATAAGTTTGCTAAATTTAGTGTTTTGATCACTTGATGCAAGGAATATTGATGAAATCATTACGATTAAACCTGCAAACATCACAACAATCCCCCAACTCCAAATAGGCATAATATGATGTAACGCTAGATAAAAAGAACTATCATCTAAAACGTCATCTTGTTCTTTGAACCAAAAGAAACCTCTTAAAAACTCTCTAAAACCATAACTAAAAACCATTACTGCTGCTATGGTTTCTGCTAAGGTTAAATCTTTCATATTATTCTTCATATAACACCTACTTTATCCAAAATAAAACCACCAGCTATTCAGCTAGTGGCTCATAATCTTGACCGGTAATCTTTTTATATTCATCTACTGTTATCCATTTAACTGTAACAGATTGCTTAACTTTTTCTAACGGGAATAACCCCATTTTATAGTATCGTTCAACTATTCTGTACATCATCAACACTTCCTTTTCCAACCAATAATTCTAATACGGTAGCCATATCTTTTTTGACGTTTTCGATTTCTAATTGCGTGTTTAGTAATTGCTCCGATAAATTAGAGATAAGAACATCTTTATCGTCAATCGGTTCAGGTGGCAATTTTTTTTCAAAAACCTCTTTTGACTGGCCTATCCATTTTTGACCGTCAAAGTAAATTGGCGTATACATGCCGTCGTCTGGTTTAGTTTCCGTCCATTTTTCAGAAGGGTACTCAAATTCGCCCTCTTCATTCGTCGTTACAATGACCGGTTGTCCATTTTTCCACAAATAAACTATTTTCAAAATATCACTCCTAATTTATCCAACTTACTTGAGCGTAGATATAATCTTTTTCTGCCCAATCTCCAGTAACCGACGATTTATAAAACAAGACATCACCAGTAGGGTTGATAACTAAAAAACAACCCGGTTTACCTGTTGGCGTTCTAACAGAGAATGATTGCGCGTTTTTTACCATATCTTGTGGCAATCTTGCAAATATTTGACCGCTAAAAAGGTTACTAGCGTTGATACGTAAATGGTTCGTTGTTACACCATTCTGAGTTACAATTCTGTATGAGCAAGGATAACCATTTCTATCTGTATATTCAGTGTTAGCATACGCTCCGTTGACTAAAGGTAAATTTATCCAACCCGTATCTTTAAAATCGTTTATCGATTGCCACGGTAACCAGTCCCCTGCTTTCGTGCGCACGTGTACCTCATTTGAAAAATATGGAGTGTATATAAATTTCATATAATTTGCATTAGTATAAATTACGATAAGCATGCCATTTCGTATAGTTGTCGGTCCGTTTGTAGCGTTATATAAGTAATAAAAGCCGGATTTAGTAATCTGAGTAGGGTTGTCAAAATCTAAATCAGAAACTGAGATAGTTGTGCCGTCACTATTTGTCAACGCAGCCTTTTGCCAATCATAATTACCCATAAGGTTATCTACATCGCTTTTAGTTAAAGCACCATTCGTTTGAAAGTCATTCACTTTTTTATCAATCAAGTTATTAGCATCTGTTACCTTTGCATCAAAAGTTTGTGTGTTTTGATCTACTGAGTTTTGAAACGCAGTTTTAGCAACTTCAAAACCACTTTGTACATCATTCTTTTTACTATCAATTTGTGCTAAAGATAACGTTGTTTGCTCTTCTATGTTATTTAAAGCACCAGCTTTATTTGTATTAATTGAATTAATGCTATCGTCTTTAGCTTTTTGGATAGCTTGTGTTGCACTTGCAGATAGTTGTTTGATTGTATCTATCAAACTTTGAGTGCTACCGATATCTTTTTTGAGTTGTTCTACTTTCTTTTCTAATTCGTCACGCAAATCATCAAACATGCGAATGTAACTCACTTTGATATCGCTACTGATTTGATTAACCAAACTATCTTTCACTTCAAATTGGAAAGTACCTAAAACGACTGTATCGTCTTTATCTTCGTTTTTATAATCATTAAGCGATAGATAAATCTCTCCTAAAACAGTTGAGTTTGTAACACTTTTCAAAAACCAAGATGGTACCGTTACACCAATTAAACCTGTCATAGGGTCGATAAATTCAACATCTAAAACGCCAGATGTGGAAGGTCTATCACCATTTTTTACAGTACTCTGTTTAAAAAAGGCGTAACCTTTAACGTTGTTTGTACTGATTAGTAAGGGTAGATTATCTTTTGTTACCCTAAATTGGAACTGTGCTGTATTTTTATCTAAATTATAAAAACCGATACCCCTATCAGATATCGGTTTTAAATATGCTTCTTCTTCTAAATCAATTTTAGCCACTTTTTCTAATTCCATCATTTAACACCCCACAATACTAATGCAATCGCAAAACCGCGTTCTTCGTTATACGGCGTTGTAACGGCCATTACGCGCCCTTTACCGTTCACGTTATCTTTATATCCAATTCCTGCTTTACCGTTGATTAAATCGCCTGCTATGACGTCTTTTTCGACGTTTGTATAGATTTGACCGATTAACCCTACTGTATTCCATTCTGGACGTTCAGAACGTGATACGTAAGGTAAATCTTCATTATAGTTAGGATTCTCGATTGGTTCATCTCGCCATTCAAACACTGGGTTACCGTCTACATCTTCAAACTCTCTTTGAACACGCTTAGTCAACGTCATACCGTACTCATTTTGTAAATATCTATCTTTATGATGATATGTTTTATCATTAGCCACGAGTGCTGCAGTACCTGATATAACACCAATCGGTTCATCGTTCGGTTGCGCTTTTCTGATTTTATCGCCGTCTAAAGTAACAATGGTACCTAACTCAATAGATTGACCGCTTTGACTTTCGAACAACTCTGCGATATCGGCATTGTTTTGCGTTAGTTTACCAGCTAAGTTAAGGTTACCTTGTAAGGTATTAAGGTCTACCTTGATATTTGATGTTGAAGGAGATCCTGTACTAGAATAACCTGCAACCACTCTATAACTTCCAGGCGATTTTACATTTCTACTATTAAATACAGTTTGTGTGTGGGCTTCTTTATCAGTTTCAGATGAAAGTGAATTAATTATACCACTTCGTGAACCATAAGCCTTAGAACTCATTCCAGAACCTAAAACGAATGAACGTGGACTATACGCTCTACTATTACCAGTTGTTGCTAAAACTACACTTCGAGGATCTACTGCAGCAGAACCTGTTGAACCTGCACTTAAGCCACCTTTTAATACGGTAGGTACTGTTTTATACTTTTCATTTGCAATAACTGCAGCATTTGAATAGTCATCTGCAGTAATACCACTTATCACAGTTGTATTGTTGTATGTTTCAATACCGTTACCTGTGCCACGCCCTTTTAAATTACCATTGATAATTTTTAAATCGTATATTCCACCACCACTCGCAATACCAACTTTAGGTGATGAATTGTAGATGTTAACATTACTTAAGATAAAACGCTCGCCTCGATTATCTCCACCAAAGAATTTGATATCTTGACCGGCAGTTGTAAAACCAGTAACTGTAATATTGTTAAGAATGACATTTTCAGCCATAAACTGAACCGCGATAGCAGGTAAATTACTGTCAGTTTTACCGTTTGCTAATTTACTAAAATCACTATCGCCAATCGCGGTAAAATTATTAACCGATACGTTTTTGTAAGCACTAATTAACAATGCTCTAGGCGTTGTACCTGGATATACGCCGTTGTATTTAGGTCGTAGAGCCACGCAGTTGTTTAATGATACATCATAGGCTGTTTTAGATTTAGCGTCCGTTTTTGCTCTGTGGTGGCCAATATGTCTAATGTTATAAGCTCTTGTATCCTCAATTGATAAATGATTATTTACAAACACGCATCTTGATGCACTTGCAGGTGCATGGGCTTTGATTTCAACACCACCGAAGTTGCCTTCTGTTCTATTATCTGATAAGAACACAAATTGTGAACCGTCATCAATTTCAATACCGTTGTTATTCCCACCAGTAATTGTTGGATGATGAGCATAACAATTAGTAATCGTGATATAACGTGAATGATGGGTAGTGATAGAGTCATCACCACAAGCGTATGTTTCACAATTATCAATATGAATATGTTTACTTTCTAATGCGTATGGAACTCTATTTCCATCACCTTCATAGTAGTAATCATCATTTGCATAAGTTACGTCAATACAATGTAATAAAGCGCTATGCGATTTAACGTTGTAAATGTAACCATTCGTTACACCAGCAAATCGAATATTGCTTGAACGTGAACCACCAGTAGGTTTGAGTTTTTTATCTTGTCTAAACTTATTACCGTCAAATGTAAAGTTCTCTAAACTAATATTTTTAGCGTTACCACTCATTTTTAAGTTAGTGATACCAATGTTCTCAGCTGGTGTACTATCCATAAATTTAATAGTGGTGATGTCTTTACCTTGTCCGACTAATCTTGAGTTGTTAGGCATTTTGATACCAGTTGTTAAATAAGTACCCGCACTCATCGTTACAAGTACATTACCAGTGCCTAACGCATCTTGAAAAGCTTTTGTACTGTCTTTTTGACCAGTTGGATCACCACCAAAATCATCTACATTTACAATACGTTGTATCTTTTTGAACAATTCGGCACGTAACTTTTCTCTTTCGTTATTCTCACGTAAAAAATCGTGATATAAACGATTGGATAGGTCATCAAAGTTTTGTGCGTCCATCGATGTTCTACTCGCTCTCAACTCTTGAACTCCATCACCGTTATGTCCAAGCACTAAATTAGTAATTTGCTCATCTTGATAACGTTCATGGTCCTGTAAGTTAACATCTTGCCCGCTTTTTATTGTGTGCTTAATTTGTGATGATTTGTGGGCGTTCTTTTGATTTGTAACATGGTTTTGGTACTCGTTATCTTTTTTATCAGCCCATGATTTTATTGTTTCAAAGTTTTGTTCGACTTGAGATATAAAATCAGAACCGAACAACGAATGTAGTTTTGTTTTTAATTCGGATAACATACACAACCTCCTTATTCATCATAAAATTGATAGTAATCTTTAATTAATTCGTACATAATCACTTCATGCCCTTTATCGTTAAAATGAAGGCCGTCAGGCATGCTAGATTTCCTAAAAGCTGGACTGTACGGTTTAAAAGCTTCATATCGATAAGCATCGAATACAGGTATATCTAAGTCGTTACAAATGTCTACTTGTAAGTTAACGTAATCAATCAAAGTTTTACCTTTATCATTCTTATCAGTATCTTTACGTTTCACTTTAGAACCTTCCATATAACACTGTCTTGCAGATGTCATTACCAATAATTTCGCTTTAGGGTTATTCTTTTTGATAATTTCTACTGCACTATAAAAGGCACCGTAAAACGTTTTAGTATCCGTTTTATCAGTGCCTATATCTATGTTTTTGACCCAATCATCATCAGTACCTTGTATGATAATTAAATCTCCTTTGATTTTTGTAGCTTGTTGGTAAATATCACTCATGGTAGCGCTACTTTCAGCAAGATTAGTATATTTTGCTTTAATCTTTTTAGCTAATTGTTGAGTAAAGTTGCTTTTAGCTAACGACCCTTTAGCAATACTATCGCCAATTGTACCTATGGTTTTAACCTTCTTGATACTAGATTTGCTTGAGAAATCATGTACAATTGTTCCGTTTGAAGTAGTTACGCTTTTGGCATTTGCTTTATCGAGTTTCGCTTGTAAATCATCTGTTTTACCCAATAAATCTTGTGTAGTTTTTGTATTGGCGTTTGTCTGAGATTGCATTTCTTGTTGTGTTTTTGCAGGGTTATTTGTTTTTAGGTTAGTAACATATTTAGCAGCTTTACCAACCGCTTTTACATATCTATCTTGCAATCTAAACTCACCTAGTACCAAGTCCATTTTTATGATATTTCCATTTATGTCACGTTTGGTTGTGATTTCGATAATTCTTAAATCAACATTCAACCCCATTAAATCATCAATCACTTTAACAACATCGCCAACCCTAGGTATAGCATTTTTAAAATACTTTTTTAATAAAACGAAATCGAGTGTTACAGATGTTTTGATACTATCGTTAATCACCTTTTCCATACTCTTTTTTAAAGTATCTTCTTTTGTAATTTTTCCGTTTTGAACAGGTGGCGCATGCCTTTTTCCAATAACATCAGCTAACGGTGATGTATATTCAAATTGCAAACTTGCCTCATTGTAAGTTTGTTGATCTGTATAACCACCAAAACCTTTTATAAACGTAAAACATTTAGTAGCATCTTCTTGAATTTTGATATTATTAGCGTTTACACCTGCTTTTATCCAATATTCTGGTTTATATTCGATGTAATCGTATAAATGGAATGTTTTAGTTTTTGCATCATATTCATACTCTAGTGAATATCGTTCCAAACCTTTTTTAAATAAATCAAGGTTTGTATCGCAATTACCAAGATTTTCAAATCTCGAAGATGATACTTTAGCATGTAAGTTATATTTGTATCCTGTACCTTTAAAAACTAAATCGAAATATGCTTTGCCAGTAAAACTACCGTTATAAATTTCGTACACACGATTATTATTTAGGTCATCAATTTCTACTGGTCTAGCTTTTATCGTTAATCTGCTTTTTTGACCTCGAGTTTCTTTGTCTAACATTACAATACGATACTCGTTTTCATCTTCAGGACCAGCAACGCCTGTTATTGTCCACATTTTTGTAATCGCACCAATAGCATCGAACGTACCTTTATTTTCGTCAATTACAATTGTTAACGTACTATCTGTGTCAGATAATTTAACGTTCAGTTCGGTTTCGACTGGTAGATTTTGACCGTAACCTTGTAATGTTTTTAGTAATACCGTCATATCATCACCCCTACATGTAATATTCTTTGTGTTTGAACACGACTTTTTGCATCAATTTGGTACTTCTAAACGTGTTCCAACCAGGTATTAAAGTAGGGTTACGTCGGCTCACATTATAGGCATCAATGTTTAAACCGTTTCTGAAAGTGTGGATACCATCAAATTTGATAGTATCGCCTGCTTTTAGCTCTAAGCCTTTGATATTAATAACATCACCACTTTCAACCATATAAAAAGTAGTACCGTTTTTATCATTTTTAGATACATTTTCTGCTAAAGTCACTTCAACTGTGCTATCTTGATTAATTCGATTGATTTCAACCGTACCTGCATAATAAACGTTGCATATTTTTGTATCGTGGAAAGTATATTTACGTTTATTATCATTAACATTAAACGGTAAGCTATCCGATACCGCCCATTTTTCAACACTTCTACTTTCACTTTCTAAATCTGTACTATACGCGATACTTTCAAAATAAGGTAATTCAATGGTTTCAAATTCAAGTTCAAACTCACCAGACGTTTGCGTAGTATCAATTGAAATCGCATTAACTAGGCCGACAAATATCTGCCTACCGTCTACATAATCAAGTTCAAACTCTTGAGGTTTCGTGTTGAATATATCTTCATATTTAATAGATGTGTCCGGTGTAGATAATTCACGCAAATAATAATGACCACGTAATAATGCTTGTAAATTTGACTTAAGATGTGTCACTTGAGCCATTTTGTCTACTTGATATCGCAATCTAAGACTAACTGTTTTCTTTTCTTCATAGACAGAGTTAAAAAATCTACCTTGCGCGCCATTAACTGTACTGTATTCACGATCATATCCTGAACCTTTAACGTCATAGGATACTACTTCTAAAACTGAGCCAGTAAAAGTGTTATTACTGACTTTATACTTTTTATTATCTTTAATTATTTCTATGTCGTGAGCAATCAATAATAACACTCCTTTACAAGCCCATACTATTGTTTTTACCGTTTTGTTCTTCAATGTAAGATTTAATATAATCAACATCACCCTCGTTACGCACAGTTATATTAACGATAGGTCGATTATTTTCTTGCATGCTGTGTTGTACATCTTTAGTCATGTGAGCGTCCACACTACCATTTAACGAACCGCCTAAACTGTCTGTTAGGTCTGTTGATAATTCTGGGGCAAATGCCTCAGTTAAATTACTAGCTACACTACGGACTGCATTCACTGCTTTGTGTTGGTCAGCTAAGATACCCATTCCTAAGCCTTGAGATACATATTGACCTATACCTCTAAATACTCGAGAAGGTGAGTGTATACGTAAAACACTTTTTGCTGCATTAACCGCACTTTGTGCTACATTACGCGCAGCATCAACTACCCAAGATAAACCACTCTTGATACCGTTAACTAAACCACGCATTAAATCTAAACCAGCAGACACGAATTGACCAATAAAGTTTCTAACAGTGTTAACCGCTCTACTCATTCCTGATTGTACTTGACTAACCACATTGACAAAGCCACTTATTACACTTTGTACAAATCTAGCCATTGCATTAATAATTGAAGATACCCATTGTGCGCCTCCAGATATCACTCTTGATAACGCTTGAGCCATATATGATGCAACAGCTGATACCACTCTGATAAAACCACTAATCACAGATGATACAAATCTTGCTAAAGTGCTTATGATAGAACTTACCCATTGCGCACCAGTTGATACAACATAGTTATAGGCTTGTACCATTTTGTTCCAAACGGACTGTGCCATTTGTCCAAACCATTGCGTTACACTATTCCAAATTTGAGTGACATATTGAACGATTGCCGACCAAATTTGAGACCAACTTGTGATATTCGTACCGAGTATAGAATTTAGCGTGTTGAATATAAATTCGGAAATCTGAGTGAAAATTGAAACAATCGCATTCCAAATGGTCATCATTACGTTTTGTATTGTAGTTTGTAAAGTTAACCACGCGCCACTAAAGTCGCCAGTTAACAATTGAATAAACGCAGTAAACAAGCCGACGAGCAATTGAACTACTGAAGAAACAATTGCACCTATCGCAGTAAATATCACTGATACGGCAAGCCATAAAGACTGGAACGCACCTATCACTAATTGAATGGCACCCATAACCAAACCACCTAGAACTTCCATAAACAGTTGTCCTAGTTGTTGTAGTAATGGCATGATAGGTTGTAATGTTTGTTGGATAGATGCCCACAATTGAGTAAACCAGTTAATGATAGAATTTACTGCGCCACTAATTGCAGAAACAATACCGTTCCAAGCGTTGATAATCATATTTCTAAAGTCTTCATTCGTTTTCCACAAGTATACGATAACACCGACTAAAGCTAATATAACGCCAATGACTATGCCAACTGGTCCAGTTAAAGCACTAAATGCAGTGCCTAATAATGGTAATAATCTGCCTATATTAGCTATTGGACTAACTAATAAGCTAAATGCACCACGTAAGATGTTTAAAATACCTTGAAGTATTCTTCCAGCACCTAGAAATCTTCCTATGTGTCCAACCGCTTGTATCAACGCAGCAACGAAACCACTGCTTATAAACGTACTAACCGCAATAATTGGTGCTAGTAATGCCCACATAATGCCGGCTAGTATCATACCAATACCAACCATCTTAGCAACAGCCGGATGTGTTTCGAATAATTTTGCGATAAAGCCAGTAAACGCAGTTACCACACGTAAAATCACACTTGCAATAGGTGCCATAGCAGTGCCAAATGCAACTAATGCACGTACAATGTTGCCAATTAATTGCATAATCACCGGTCCGTTTTGTTGTACGTATTGCACAAACTTTTTAAAGCCTTCTGATTTACCAACTTGCTCAGACCATTCTCTGAATTTGCCGGTCATTTTAACTAACCAATCGAAGATGCCTGCACTATTTTGCGCAAATGCGACCATTAAATTACCGATACCGGCAAACACATTACCAAATATTTGCCCTATTTTAGGTAAATTAGTTTTTGTATACTCGATAAATGCTTTGATAGCGTTTTGACCTGCAACACTGTTAGCCCAGTTTTGGAATTTTTTACCTAAACTGTCTAAGCCTTGTGCCACCCATAAAAACAACGGTCCTAATTGGGTAAATACATTAACCAAACCATCACCAAAACGTCCAGCAGCACTTAATAGAGTATTGAATGTTTTAACGCCTGTTGTGTTCATCATATTGAAGAACTTACTAGCTGTTTGACTGTTCTCAGCCCATTTTAAGACACTCTTAGAGGCTTGTTCCATACCTTTAGAAACGCCTGCAAGGAATGGCTTCATACGGCTTAAAGCAACATTTACTGTGTTTAAACCGTTAGCTAAAGTATTAAATATCTGCGCTTGATTTTGTTTGATGATACTTTCCCATGTTGATTTAACTTGATCTAAAGACGCTTGATATCGTCTAGTTTCTGCAGTAGCTTGCAGTGTGCCGTCTTTAAGCATTTTCAAAGCACTAATTGCCATACCACCAAACGCAAAGGCGCCCGCACCTGCGATACTAAACGCACCTGCCAAACCTAATATACCGCCTGCTAATATGCCAACTGCGTTTAATACAGCCATGATAGCTGGAACCAAACCAGCAATAACAGGTATTAAACCTTGAATACTAGCTATCATTAGCCCTCTGACTTGTTGACTAAAGACAGTGCCAAACGTTCTTATTTTGGTAGCTAAAGCGTCCATTTTATTGCCATATTCATCTAAAGACTTACCTAACGCTTTAGTTAATACTTGCGCTCTTGTCATGCCCTGTGTATCAAAGTTAACGTGTACCGTTTTATCATGTAATGATGCCAACATTACTTTAGCGCTTATTACTGCACGCTTTAAATTGTCATTATCACCTTTGATATCGACTTGCTTATCGCGTAATCTTTGCAATTCTGCTTTGGCAAAAGATATCGCACGTTTAATAGGGTTGGTGTCTCCATCGATTTCCACCTTATGCTCTCGCCAACGTTGCGCCATTGCTTTGGCTCTTTGAAGATTACGCTGAAATTTACTGATATTGGCTTTCACATCAGTTTCAATTTCATCTGGAATAGAAGTTTTAGCTAAAGTCTGCGCTTTTCTAACGTTGTTCTGAAAATCGCGTATATTAGCCATGATACGAACCATAAAGTTTTTATCCACTTATTCACTCTCCTTTCTGTTTTTGTTCTTCTAACCAACGCTTAGTACCTGATTTGAATAATTCACGTCTACGTTTTTCATGTTCAAGTTCTGCACGTTTAATACGTTCATAACTACCAGGGTTGCGTATTTCAAATCGTTGACGTTCAATATCTCTAGTCATTCGTTTTAATGATTTATTAGCTTGTACAAGCCCGTTTGCTTGAGCAACTTGTATCATTAACTCCTTCTGATCTAAATACTTATCTTGACCACCTATTATCCAATCTTTCCATTCTTTAGGTGTCATCATCATCAATTCGTTTTCAGGCAAATAACCTATAAACCTACTCGTTAATTGTCTTATTTCTGAATAGTTGAGTAAGGTTCCACGTTCATGATTTCTTTGTAGTTCTCTTTCATGAACTCGATACCAGCTTTCGTTGTTTCTTTGTCCTCGCCCTTCGCCATTTGAGGCGCTTTGTTCATTTGCGTCCAGAACCCTCGAGATTTTTGCTTGAAAAAACCACTATTATTTAATACATCTAAAGCGCCTTGTAATAATTCAAGTGTGTCCTCTTTTTCTTCAATAATTTCAATTAAAGCTGTTTCAATTTCATCTCTAGAAGGTGCATTTTTACCTAGATATGCAGTAGCACACTCCCAAAAGTTAGCAATAGCAACCGTGTCACGTTCCAAAATACCGTTGTAAATCACATTAAAACCAGGTGTAGTAACCGTTTTGCCATCCTTATCTTTTGTATCTTCTGCAAACTTCTTTGCTTTAATGTCAAACGCAAATAACGCTTTAGCTTCTACTTCATTATCATTGATTGTAAGCGTTGTAATTGGGTTAAATTCAGTCAAAATGTATACCTCTTTTCAAATTTTATATAAAAAATAAGGGGACACACGCCCCCTAATATTAAGAACTCGTTGTTTTAGCTTTAGATTGGTCCTCAAAGCTACCAACTTTTTCTGCAAAACTTTCGTATTCAACAGTAGGTGCGCCTGCTGCTTCAAACCATTCTGGTGGTAGATTAGCTTCAGTTCCTTCTGCTGAGTTCCATTTAACTTTTAACGTTAATTCAATTTTATTATCTTCATCGTCGAATGACATTTCGTAACTTTCTGGCACTGTGTAGGCAAATACACCATGATATTTACCATCATCACGTTTGTTGCGTTCATACAACCATACACGCAGTTGTTCGCCATTTTTAATTGCTTTTTTAACTTGTTCAATTCCTTTGTCACCAGGAATATTACCGATAGTGAGTTTAAACTCTTCAGAAACGGCATTTACACCATAATCTGTTTTACCGCCACGAATGATTTCAGCCAAGTCATTCTCAATTGTGTGGCCACCTTCTTGTAAGTCAGCTAATAGCAAAGCATCAGTTGGATCTAATTTATCTTTAGCTGGTCTAACTACTGCTAAGTAATTCTTTTGAGCCATGCTTACACTTCCTCTCTCTTAGTTTTATGTCTGAAATTAAATAAAAGTCGAATTGTGCCGTGCTTAGTAAACCTATCTATATCAGGAAATACTGATTGGCTATCAATTCGACTGTATCTAAATTCGTAATTATCTATTTCAATTGGTTTGTTCAACACATAACCAATAGCGCTAATTAATAGCTTGGCCTCGTACTGTGTTGGATATTGCGAATACACATGAAAGACGATGCCTACCGTCTCGCGCATATTTACACTGCTTTCATTATTAGTGACGTTGCTCTCACCCACAACAATATATGGGTATCGCACATCATCTTGAACGACATCAAAAACCCTATCACCAACTAATTTGTTAATGATAGGGTCTGTTTTTAATGTTTCGTATAATCTACTTGTAAGTTCAGGTTCAACCGATACCCACATATTCTAACCGTCCTTTTATGAAAAATATTTATTGAACACTTGACGTCCAGCGTCTATTGCAGGGTTCCAAAAAGGTTGAGCGTGTTGACCTTTAGTAGTATGCCATTTACCGTCTGCGTCTTTATAGGACCAAGGAATTTTTTTGGCACGAGAGCCACCAGGACCTGTTGCATAAATCCCAGTCCCGTATTCAACGTATCATTTGTTATCGTAGTGGCTTTTTATCCTCTACTTCTCACTGTCACCAGTGAGTTCGGCGTACATTTTCAACCAATAAAAAAGACAACCTTTATTGGTTGTCGGAGTCTCTTGCCAGTATTATATTTATTCAACTGGTACGCTCTACGGTGCTTAACAGCCTTTCGCAATCTATTAAGTTACCTCGGTGTTATCTTTTAACTGGATAAAATAATTCTGGAGGTCTCATTCCACTTCGATTATATCTCGAATTCAACGTTCCGTAATTAATACCTAATTCTTTTGACCATTGTTTCAAATTTCGTTTTTTACCATTCCATTCAACCCAAATAGTTCTATTTCGATTATTCGCTTGTTCATTAAATGGTATCCAACAACAATTTTCCGGATAATAACCTTTTTCTATGTCATTTCTTTCGATTGTCATAGTATCGTTATAACCAGATTTCAAAGACCATTGATAAAATACATTAAAGTCTAACCATTCTTCGCAAACTTTAATACCCTTGCGACCGTAATTTTCGTAACGTTTGTTGTTTTGGTTATAACATCTTGATTTCATATTTTGCCAAATGTGATATAACCTAGTTCTACTCTGTTTATGTGAATGATTAGCAGTTAAATTAATTCTATTTTGTTCTCTTTTCAGACAACCACACGAAAGTGTAGTACCTAAACAATCACTTCTAACTTCTACCGTATTACCACATTCACATATACAATTCCAATACGTTTTTCTTCCAGATCGTTTTTTAGATAAGCTTAGAACAGTTAGCCTGCCGTACTTTTTACCAGTTTTATCTCTAATATTTTTACCTTTAACAAATTGACCTTTTGAATTTCTATCCAAGTTAATCACCTCATACTTATTATACCTGTACCGAATTCGGTAATCAACTGTTTAGATAAGACTTCCACCGATTTACCCCGATTTTTTAAATTACTGTTACCAGTAATTGCGACATACGTTTTATCGCGTAATCTGCACCTACATTTATTACACCGGTCAAACCACCATTAGTGAATTTGAAATCAATACTTTCTTTCAAAAATCCTAAGTCAACTGGCACTAATGCTACGGCAGTGTTATATATCTTCATTGTGGTTTTAGCTATACCTTTTTTTGCCCATTTCTCGACGTTTTTTTGGTACCGTTCCAACTCAACGACTAAACTATCTGCACCATATTTCACTTTAGCCATAAGGTGCCTCTTTAAGTCGAATTAACTTAATTTCATGTTGGCCACCTTGATCTACAGGCTCACCTACAATACCGAAGATTTTACCCTCGTATTTAAAGTAATCGTCTTTATTTATTGGTAGGTCATAGGGTACATATAGGTTTCTGTCGTATTCAGATGACATTTGATGATATTTAAGTTGTTCTGAAGTAGTAGGCGTATCCATAAAACCTTTTATAATTTTTCCGCTTTTGTAGCGCTCTTTTTTAAACTTGAAATCGCCTACAACTTCAATTTGACCTTTTGAAATAGCATGTGGAAACTCGTCGTATGGGTCGAACACGATTAACACTCCTATCTTATGGGTTTAAAAACGTGGAATTTAGCACGTTTATATCTGTTTAACACGTCACTTATATAATCAGGAAGGCCATCATTGTATGTGTACGATACTGTCCCCATACTTCTAGATTTTAATCCTTTTCTAACTTCTGGGCGTTGATAATATTCGATCACATCTGCAACATATTTTTTTATTGCATATGGATAATTAGTTTGCCCATCAACAACAAAGTCATTATTCGTTACATGTTTAACATCATCAAGAATGCCATCAACTTCCATAACGAACAACGACTCTTCATCTTCCTTGATTTCTATACCATTTCTTTTTAGAAGAAGTTTAATTTCTTCGTATAGTGTCATATCAATCACCCGTTCTTTTTAGATGTTGAACGACGTTTCTTAACCTCTTCAAAGCCTACATGACTATAATAAGCTTCAAACGCTTTACGAGTTACTGCCAACTCTTGTCCATCGCATTTTACTTTAATTACTTCAGCTTTATTGTTCACCTGTACCAACTCCCGCTCCTGTATCTTCACCTTTAGGTTGTAATGTAGCAAACGCTTCAGGTTTAACATTCATGTACGCGATATGCATTGTAGCACGTAACGCGAACATATCACGCTCAAATAGAGATACTGGCTTATCAGATGCATCTGACGCTTGTAATGTCGTTAACGTTGCATCTTCAGAGATTGCATATTCGATACCTTGTAAAATACCATAACGTGCATAATCCCAATCACCCATTAATGCTAACGATTTCTTCTTGTCGTACACATCAGCGCCTGTATAAGATAACGGAAGACCCATAATCTCGTTGCCGTTAGCATCGAATAACGGGTGCTTGTTAGCATCTAGTGCATTACGCATTTTGCTACGGAACGAACGAGTAGTTAACACACCGTTTGGATCTAATTCTTCATCTTCGATTGTTGCCATTAAAGCAGAAAGGTCTACGTATAAATCATTTGTATCTTTAACAACGTTACCTTTTTCTTCTGCACCAGTAATTAACGGTTTTCCGCTTGTATCTTTGTTATAAGGTGATTCAGTCCCAAAGATAACAGCTTGGTCAAACGCTTTGTAGAACGCTTCTGCAATTAAAGGTTTAACTTTATTGAAGAAATCCTTCGCAGTCCATTTTAAAAATTCTTTAGATAATGGAATGATTACACCAATCTTTTTAGCTTCCATTTCTGCTTGAGCATATTCTGGTTTAGAAGTTTGGATACGTTCGGTTTCTGATACCCAGTATGCTCCTACACCTTTTGCTAAATAAGTAAACTTTTTCTTTTGAGCATTCATCGGCTCATTTTTAGCTAATTTCATAATTGCTGAATTAGCCATGATATCTTTCATAATTAAAGAACCTTGTTCTTCAGGAATTACACCATTTTTAAAATCCGATAAAATTACATTACTCGGAGTATAGTTTGGTACTGCCATATTTTATAACCTCACTTTATTTTCTAATATTTACTTCTTGCGCCATTTCTTCAATAGACTTTACATGTGGAGGTGTAGTGTTATTTTCTTGAACATCTCTCACATCTCTTCCACTTGCTTTAAATTTAGACTCGACACCTTTTTGAATGTGTTTGTCAAAAGTTTCTTTCAGAGATTGTAAGTTTGCATCAGTATCCTCGTCGCTTTCACCTACAAATCTATCTACTAAAGAAGATGGAACGTTTAATTCTTGCGCTTTGCTTAACGCATAGCTTTTCAATTTTTCGCGTTTAGCTTCTGCATCACGTTTCTCGAGTTCTTGTTCAAGTGCAGTAATGCGTTTTTGTTCTTCAGATTGTTCAGGATTTCGTTTTTGAACCTCTTTTTCAATTAAGTTTTCAAGGTTCTTTTCTTTCCAACTTTCTAAACCTTTTGTGTGATAACGATCTAATTCAGGTTGGATAAATCGCTTACCTTCTTCCGTATCTAAAAAGCCTTTAACGTCATCGACAGACACCGTCTTAAGTCCGTTTAAATACTCTTTTACGTCTTTGTCGTCTTTATGTTCTTCAAAGTACGACTTAATATCCTCGACATTCATATATCATTGCTCCTTTTTTTCGCCCTTTGCGTACCGTAACAGCCCGAAAAGTGCATAATAAAAAAGCAGTTTAGCGACATACTTCAGGTCGAGCAGTTAGGTTGCTATCCTTTGCATTTCTGTTTTTTCCACTCACGATATGTCATGTGTGGTATCACTTCTGTTGAGCCATCGTCATTACGCACACGCATGACACCAGGTAAGTCATCTTTATCAATGTAATACAACAGCTTACAACGACAATTAATATTCTCTTTTGCACTAGCTACACCTATAAATAGATGTGGTGCAGGACCTACACAACCACTAGATTTAAAGTTGTCGTCTATACCCACCGATTGACCATCTAAATGACGGTGCGTATCACGGGTGCGCGCATCTTTAGTAGCAGACCAACGTTTCTTCATGTCTAATCCGTTATCTTTAGCAACTAATGCACTATCTAGTCCGGCTTGTGACATTGCTCTACCTGCCTCTGTACGTGCTACACGTTGTGATTGTGCTTTCGTCATACCTATATCATCACGTAACGCTTTAGCTATCTTAGAATAACCTTCGCCGCTCATAATGCCTTGTGTGATGTGTATACGTATCTTTTTAAGCACTTCATCGCGATGTTTTTGTAATGTAGGCATCAATTTAATAAACTCAATTGGTTGCTCGATTGCTTTGTTGATTACAGACGCAGTAGGCACATCGAACTGCATAGATGTTTGACTAGCCATTTCATACAAATAAAGACTCATCATATACTTCTCAATGTAAGCGTTATGTTGAGTCTGTTTAATTGCTTTAGCTATTTGATTGTAATCGTCGGTCAGCATTTGTCCTATTCTTTCCAATTCTTTATTTAAGCGATTATATTTATTAAATTCAGTCCATGTTACATGAACGTCATCGGAATGGTACTTTTCAAACATATCTGCCAATTCCAGTTTGATAACTTCCAAACGGTTGGCAAATAATATTTCTATTTCTTTTTCAGCTTGTGCATTTAACTTTTCAATGTAATTATCAATATCATTCTGATTGGTTATCTTGCGTTCTGCCATCGTCGTTTCCCTCATTTATATCAGGAATGTTTTTATTTATTTCGAAGTTATCTCGCTCCATCTCATCAAGCTCGTAATCAACATCATCGACCAGTTGTGATTGTCCTAGTCTTGTACGTTCAGATACTTGCCCTCTTAAGTTAATTAACACTTGCGACTCTTCTAATTTGTTTACCGGAATATTACGCGTGAATTTAAATATAAGATTTAGGTAACTGTTTTCATCTACGTTGTAACCTTTACGTTTTAATGCAGATAGAATAACCTTGAATTGATATCTCAACATTGCTGTCATTTTACGCTCAAAGGTCATACACTTATTTTCTAACGCCATTAATTTTAATTTCATACCAATAATAGGAACGTTTCCATTAAACTCATCAGAGTTGAAATTAACTGATTTAGCAAAACGCATGATGTTTTTCTCAATGCGGTCCAAGTGGTTTTCTATCATACCATCGTTGACATCTTTAGTAAGATATTTAACATCCATATCTTTATCGAATAACTCAAACGCACCACTCTTTTGAGTCTCTTGTATCATTTGCTCGTTCATACCCATACCACGTAATACAAGGTAAGCAAGACGCGTCTGACTAATCTCGCTAGACGCATCACTCATCGTTAAATCATAAGCATCGATTAAGTGGATAACTTTCTCAGCGTCTCCTATCATTTCTTTGTTATTAGGCACACCGAACAGTGGGTTGTAGTCAAATAGATGTTCGTAACGACCAACTTCTTGCAATGCATCTATGCCATCACCACGGAACACGTAGTAATATGTGTCGTCATAAAATTCCGCGTAAACATACTCAGTTCCATTGTCGTCATCTTCTTCATAGAAGTAACGCAGTGAATATGTTGGTTCTGTAATACTTTCACCGACAAACACTACGTTAAAAGGATCAATATTCTTTACGCGAATGTCACCATTAGTATCAATATAAGTCAATCTAGCACCATAACCACAAATAGCGGCCATCTTGCCGATTTCTGAATCTTCATCATCAATACTATTGCGTATAGTAAAATCAGTGATAAACTCTTTAAGTCTCTCATTTGTTTTGTTACTTTCGTCTAAATCATAAGTAATTGGCACACCGTGTAAATAACCCACACGAGTATCTACAATTTCACTATCAAACGAATTGTTTAACTTATTATTTATAGATATATCCAAACGTCTAACATTACCGCCACGCTCAAAATCTTCTTTTTCTTCGATGGGTCGACGTTTAAATATTGGTACATAATCAATATGTGTTTTATATCTGTTATAAAGGTTAACCATGCGCTCTCTATCGTCTTTGTGAGACTCTATAAGGGCTTCTATATGCTTTGGCAGTACACCTTGCGCTTTAATATCATCAATCAGTTTATACAAATTTATCTCGCCCTCCTTAACCTTTCGGGTTTAAAGTGTGTATATATTGCGTATCTGAGACTATCCAGTACATCATCAAACTCTTTGATAGGTTCACCAGTTGTTTCGTTCCAAACGTATTTATAAATTTCTTGTTTGAATCTTTCCATAGATTCATAAACAACCATTAAATCTCGACGTTTAAAAAGTTTAGCAACTTCTTCGACACCAGATAATTTGGCTTTATCTGCGTTAATTGCTCTAATACCATGACGTCTGAACTCGGTTAGATATTCAGGTCGAGCGGTATCACAATAGAAGTTAATATTTCCGTATTTACCTATTAACATCTTCGCTATGTCTACCCACTCATCAATAAACTTGTGTTGATAAGCGTATTCTTCGATTAGATACACTTTTCCATCTATCGCTTCTCCTAACAAGACGATTGAACCAAAGTGTTCAAATCCCCAGTCCACACCTGCGAAATATTTTTTCATTGGAATGTTGACCATTTCATCTTTAGTGATTGTATTGAGTTGCAAATCAAAATCTGCATATACAACGCCATCACCCGACACCCATTCACCATTAATGTTACGTTCATAGAACATTCCTGTTGGTGTCGAGGCCTTAATAGAGTCTTTATAACGGTTGTTTAAGAAAGTGTTGTCATCTAGTTTGAATTGGTAAGATAATATACCAGCTTTTGGATCATCATTCTGGATATAGTCTTTCAATAACCAATGTTCAGGGTGGTCCGGATTCGTATCAACTAATATCCTTGCGCCATAACCACTACAACGTGATTTAATCTCATCGAAGACCTCTTCGTGAGCGAGAGACGCCTCGTTGATATATGCGCCGTACGACGTCATACCACGTATTGCAGCAATGCCACTTACTTTACTATGTCCGACTTGAACCACTTTAACGCCAAACAGAGTAAAACTATTGTATTTATCAAACTCAAACTCAATACCGTATTTGTTAGTTAATTCTACAAGTACGTTTTTACTAATCGTTCCTAGCGTTGCACCAGCTAGAATATATTGAGGCGTTTCTACACCTTCTTTATTAGCTATTTGTCTAACTCTTATTAATTCATCTAAAAACAAATCGTTATTCAATATTGTTTTTCCTGTACGTTTGGCACCATGATTGATAAGCATAAACCAATCACGCTTTGAAGTATTTTTTAATATATCAATCTGTTTAGGTGTGTATAGTGCATCTAATCTACTCATCTATCAACACATCCTTAATTGATTGGCGTAATTGTAATATCTTATCTTCGGTGCTTGCTTCATTGTCACGATCCATTTGCTCGATTTTCTTTTCAAGCATCTTAATTTCTGCTTCAATCTTCTTGTTAGTTAGTTGCTCATTGCCTAACATCATTCTGTTCATACCATCTAAACCAGCTACAAATGCATCTGCTGATGACTTTTTTAAGCCATTGTCATTTATATCTTGTTTAGATATGTTTTTTAGCCACTCATATTCGTCAAAAGCCTTCTGGCGTGTCCATTTTGATTGTTCGGCTGCTTCTTGACGCAATTCTTCATACCTTCCGGAAACCTTCCGATTTTTTAAAAGTGTACTTGCTTCTTTATCTAAGTATTTGCCACTCTTACCTTTGGTCGAATAACCTGCGTCAATGTATGCCTTGCGTTGGCTTTTACCTTCTATAAGTCCTAAAACAAACCTTTCTTGTTTCGGGGTGAGTTTAATCATTTCTTTTCACGTTATCACACGCCTTTACGTTAAATACTCTTTATATTTGTAATAAAAAAGACTACTCGAGTTTCTCTCGAATAGTCATATGGGAGGTAATTAATAATGCAAAATCAAGTTTATCCAGAAAGGAGAAAAAGTACCTACCCAACGGATAGGCACTCAAGCAATCAGTGGCTGGTCAATATGACCATTACCAAACCTAATCACTTTTATTGAGAACTAACCAGCTACCTCAAACGAGGGTTCGTGTGGATAGTTCTTACAGTATCATAATAACGACTTTTACCACGGACTTATACGTCTTTCAAGTCCATCTACACGTAACCAATTAACTCAGCTAATTTATTAATCATTGCGTTACGTCGTCTTAATATGCTCGACTTGCTTGTCCCAAAGTATTCAGCTAAGTCTTCCCACTCATAACAACCAATAGGACATTCCCAGTATCGTTTGTTAATCATATCAAGTGTATCTTCGTCTGCTTCTTCTACTAACTTATCAACGCCATTAACGATATTACTTAACATGACATATCGCTTATTACTTAATTTTTTAATAGTCTGACGTTCAATCGGGTTACCAGGTAAATTGCTCTTCCCAGCACCTACATTCTCAGGTTCGTGATTTTCTAGTAATTCATACTCACAAACCTTTAATTCCTTACGATAACGTTCTACATGTTGGATATATTCTTCTAACTTTCTAATATCATGACGTTCAATCGTTATCAATTTAATATCCACCTGCCAAATCGTTAATATCATATTGATCACTCTCTCTAGCATAATCACTAGGCGCGTTCACATCATCTTCACTCTGCAACTTAACGATAAGTTCGTTAGTTAGATATTTGCTTAGTTCATACATTCCGATAATGAACCATATTTTTAGTATGCGTTTAATCATTAAACAATCGCTCCTTAAGTTTTTTGTAACCTTTAATGACGGACATCAAAGCCTCTTTCTGACGTTGCGCTTTATATACTTTCAACGCTTGCTCCTTACTCTCCGCCTCCACAATAGAGAGAGTTTCGTTTGTGCGTGCTTTCTCAATATCAGTGTGAATGTGACCTGTGCTGTCTTTGAATTGACGTATTAGGTATTGCATAAGTTACCACCTCGTTCACTAATAGAAGTGCTTGCATACATCACTAACAATGTGAACAATTCACTATTAATTCCTAAACTTCTAAAAGAATACTGTTCATGTACAAAAACCCATGCACTTGGATGCCTCTCATTTTCTGTATAGATTAAAAGTTTAGTCTTTTTATGATTTACATTTTTGTATGACAAGTTGACTTTGTATCCTAAACGTTTAACTAATTCAATAAAATCTGTCGTTTTCACTTCCCCAGCACCTCTTTTACTTTTTCTAATATATCCTTACTCTCCTGTGCTTCCATACGCTCCTCTTTCCGACACTTCATCAAACTCTTGCACCTCCGTTGGCTCTGGTAACATTACTGGCGCAATGACTAA